CCTGAGTATTTTACAGAATATGATGTAGTACAAAAGGCTCTTCGTTTGAATGATTTTATCTCAAACGGAAAGTAAACAAGAGTTGACCGCTTGGTAACAGAAAGGTCAGGGCGGCGGTGTAACAACCGCCGTTTTTTATGTTGACAATATTGTTATTACCGTATATAATACATGTGTAGTAATTCATTGAGGCGATATATGGACTTTAAGCAAAAGTTTGAATTTGGGTATTATGAAAACGATAGTGAAACAGGAAGTCGAATCATTAAGATCGCTTTCGATGGCGATAAAACGGTCGACCAATTTCTTGAAGAAGTCATGCACTTTATGAAGGCCGCGGGATATGCGTTTGATGATATTAATGACCGACTCGAAGTCGTCAATGACTTTAAATCCTTTGAGCCCGAGGATACTCTAGATTCAAAAGAAGACGCTCCTTTATCGAAAGATTGGGCAAATGAATTTAATACATATCGATAAAAGGTGACATATGAAATATTCTCTCTATCGACTAAGTGACGGCAAAGGTGCATCAGGCACCTCGTCAGTCGCTATAGGTCTTAATGAATCTAATGAAAAGATCCAAGAGAGCAATGCAAAGCCTCGTACAGGTGTTCTTATGCAAGTGGGAACAATCGAAGATGCTTCTGTTTGGGAGACCACACTCATTACAAAGGTTCTAGATAACCGCAAAGACTATGTGCGCTTTGTAACCAAGAGTGGATCAACATACGAATGGGAATGTTTTGATGAATGAACTTAAAATAAAAACACCTAGTGAGTTTGCACTAGAAATTGAAACGATTGCTCGCGCACACAACATGGTGTATATTGACGCCGTAATTTATTATTGTGAAAAAAATAATATTGAAGTAGAAGTGGCAGCATCAATGATTCGACTTAATGCTAATATGAAAGCCAAAGTACAAGCAGAGGCTGAAAGTTTAAACTTTCTTCCAAAGGTATCGCGCCTACCGGTTTGAGGTTATTATGAAAGAAGAACTAGACGAATTGCTTTGTAAGAAGTATCCCAAGATTTTTGTTAATCGTAACGCACCCATAACTGAAACTGCCATGTGCTGGGGATTTGATTGTGATAATGGGTGGTTTAATATTATTGATAAGTTGTGTTCACAAATTCAGTGGCATCTTGATCACAATGCAGAAAAAGAAACACCGCAAGTTGTTGCTGCTCAAGTCAAAGAAAAGTATGGCACACTTCGTTTCTATTATGATGGCGGGGATCGCTTCATCGATGGTCTGGAATCTATGGCCACAGCCATGAGTGCTGTGACTTGTGAACTTTGCGGCAGTCCTGGTAAACTAGTTGGCAACGGCTGGGTTCGTACTCTTTGTAAGATCCATGCCGAAAAACAGAATTATAATTGGAATGACGAAGACAAATTAGAAGGGGAAAATAATGAGTGATTATATTGATAAAAAAGTTCCTGGTACTGTGATCTTTAAGACACGGGTTCGTGATGAGTCTATCGCTGGCGATAATCCATATCGTTGGCAAGATGTAAAGTCTGGCGATTTATTCAAGCGTAAGCGTACAGTGCTGTTTGCACTTCCTGGTGCATTTACTCCCACTTGTTCTACATTACAACTTCCTAAGTATGATGAATATTTCGTAGACTTTAAGGAATATGGAATCAAAGCAGTGTATTGCTTGAGCGTCAATGATGCTTTTGTGATGAACTCCTGGGCAAAAACTCAAAACATTGCAAACGTCACAATGATTCCAGACGGAAGCGGCATCTTCACTAAGAAGATGGGCATGCTCGTCAAGAAAGACAATCTTGGATTTGGTGTTCGTTCATGGCGGTATGCTATGGTTGTTCGTAATGGTCGTATTGAACAGATGTTTGAAGAAGCAGGCAAGGATCACAATGTTGACAGTGATCCATATGAAGCTTCTAATCCAGAAACAGTTTTAAACTGGTTGAAAAAAAATCCTAAGTGATGTAAAATATGTATTCACTCAAAAGACTTAGAGACGGTATAGGTGATTCTGGCGGCATGAGCTTGGGTATGTGGCTTGATGAAAGCAAACCTGAAGGTAATCAGGTTGTATATGAAGAAAATGCTCGCCCTCGAGTCGGCATTGCTTTGCGGGTTGGATCAAAATTCGCTCGCACCATGACACATCAAGATTGGTGGCAGACAACGATCATTAAAGAGATCATTGAGGACAGACCTAACTATGTTAAGTTTACAACAGAGAATGGTTCTACTTACGAATGGAAAATGCTAACCTAACATGACACCCTTTGACGCATACGTGATGTATTGCGCGCTTAAGATGCATTTTACTACGAAGGATTATGACTTCATTAAGTACAATGGCAAGTTGCGTATCACCAGCGACCATTTTGAAAGGCGCAAAGACAAATACTTCTTTCACAAACTTGCCAAGCGCAAAGATGTAAAAGAGTTTCTTATATCTAATTTTGTATCTAACACCAACCAGACATGGATTGGCGATCTTGTTAATAACTCTTCTACAGAAGACAATTATACAGAATGGAAGAAACGCACTCAAGCAATTGCGTATTCATTCGAAGAAGATCTCAAGAAGTGCTTGACAAAGTTAGACGACAATGTTATTATAACTGACAATCAACATCCTTTCATGTTGAAGCTTTTCCTACGAAAGAAGATATCAATCGAGACCCTAATCATTTTAAACGATCTCATAGGATTCTTTTCTCATTGGAATAAGCACTTGCAGGACGATATTATTTGGAAGGACATGCATTTACTGTGTGTAAAATATCGCCCATTTTTACAGTATGACAAAGTGAAGATGAAGTCGATTGCTCTCAAAATATTTGCTGATAAGCAAACAGAGGCGGCATAAATAGTGAATACATTATGCATACTGTGGATAATAAAAAACATACTAACATACAATTATACAAGGAAATACTAATATGGTAGATTTTGCTACACTCAAGCGTTCATCTAAGAACGATCTCAACAAGCTCACAGAGCAACTCAAGAAACTTAATACCAACGAGTCATCATCAAGCAATGATGATCGTATGTGGTATCCTGAAGTGGATAAGACAGGCAATGGATATGCTGTTGTTCGCTTTCTACCCGCAGCATTAAATGAAGATGTCCCATTCATTCGTATGTGGGAGCATGGGTTCAAAGGTCCTACAGGTCAATGGTATATTGAGAACTCACTAACAACGATTGGCAAGCCCGATCCTGTTTCCGAGTACAACACAGAACTTTGGAATAAGACATCAGACGATAACTCACCCTTGCGTAAGCAAGCACGAGATCAGAAGCGTGGGTTGCGTTATATCTCTAACATCTATGTGGTGAAGGATCCAGCAAAGCCTCAGAACGAAGGCAAAGTATTCCTGTTCAAGTACGGCAAGAAGATTTTTGACAAGTTGAATGAAGCAATGAATCCTCAGTTTGATGATGAGAAGCCATTGAATCCTTTTGATCTATGGGAAGGTGCGAACTTCAAGATCAAGATTCGTAATGTAGAAGGTTATCGTAACTATGACAAATCAGAGTTCGATGAGCGTGGTCCTCTATCAGATGACGATGCTGATCTAGAGAAGGTTTGGAAGAGCGAACACTCACTACAAGCATTCTTGGATCCTAAGAATTTCAAGGACTATGATGTTCTCAAGAAGAAGTTGCACACTGTTCTAGGCCTGTCTCAGCGGGTTGCTGAGGAGGCACAACAGGATCTTCCTCGTGCAGAGGCACCTAAGTTCAAGGCTGCACCAGCAAAGGTAGAGAAGGAAGAAGAGACTGCATCAGTCGCAGATGAGGACGATGATGATCTTAGCTACTTTAAGAAATTAGCAGACGGTTAACAAACATCTGATGATGTTTTAAGGGAGCTTCGGCTCCCTTTTTTTATTGTGCAGGAGGATCGTCTGCAGGACGTCTAGGAGCAAACTTCTCTGCTCCAGTGATTCCTAATCCTGCCATAACAATATAAGCGACCGCATTGAATACAAAGTCGCTAGGTTGATACTTCCAAAATAGATTAGCAATGAATCCTACGCCAAGAAGTATAGAAAAGAATACAGTGACACATCGTTTAGATGATGGCATTCCATCAACGTCTTTTAACATGCCTTTGATAAATTCTATCATACTGCTGGCGCACCAACTCCCATAGGAGGGTCACCTACATTGAAGTATGCGGCAATATGATCTTCTTGTGAATGTGGTGCACCAGGAGATGGAACTCCATATTGTTGCCCCTGTTTGCCGCTGCCGCCAGCAGATTTAGATGATGATCCTGTAGATGCCATCATTTGACCAGGTGCTGGTGCACCCCCCGCTCGAGCAGGTGCGGGTGCTGGCGATGCTCCGCTAGATGGTGCTGCAGATGCTCCACCACCGCC